TCGCGAGCCATCCATAGATGACTAATGTGAGTGATCACGCCGGCCACACGTTTCTTATAACCTGTGGAACAACCTGCATTGACTACACAGTTCTCGAGCGCCACAGCCTCTGGCACACCCATAATAACTTGTTGTTGATGAATGAAGTATTTGGCCATTGGTTCACTGTCTGTGTTCAAGGCCAATAACTGAATTGATTCGATGTTTTCGTCTTCGCTTTCAACATAGAAGATAGGAACTTCTGCATCTTCTCCATACTGCAAGACCCAGTCAATGCCGTGTTGTTGACCGTCTGCAATATAATAGCGATTTTCTTTTTTGCTGTAACGAGCTTGAAGCGGAGTGACACACATGATGTTCCACTTATTGTGGAGCTTCTGAATGTGTTTGGGCTCTGGGTAGCGTTGGCGAGCATAGTTAACATAACAAAGCTCAATTGGCACCCAAGCAAATTGTAGGTGTGATTTATAATCGAAACGGGTATTTGGCTTTCCAGCGCCGATGCGTTTTCCAACAGCTCGAGCCACTTGAGTTAATGCAACACGTTTATCTTTGCGCCCTTGACTAGGGTCAAACGGCTGCATCTTCAGATCTTCTGCTTTAGACATATCATTTTTCCTTTAACTTAGAAATGTTAGAGGCGTTATCTTACCTCATGCATAAATTATAACAGGATCCTAAGATCCTGTCAACTCATTCTAAGCCCAAATAGGTTGCCCAACTTGGGTGACCCAAATGATAGCCTTTCCGCTTGCGTTTTTCGGCTAGATCCCAAAAATGAGGCTTGTATGGTAAGACTTTTGGTTTGAACTTGCCCACATGAGCAGCCTTCTTGTAGTTGCAGGGCTTACATGCAGTTGTAGAGTTTTCCCAAGTGGTCTTACCGCCCTGGCTCACAGGATGAACGTGGTCCAAAGTAGCAGTTTGATCTGTTACATCTGTGCCGCAGTATTGGCAAACATATTCATCTCGCAAGAACACATTACGCTTAGATAGTCGCATGGTGTTCTTTGGCTTTTGGTATTCTTTGAGCAGCAGAACAGCTGGCACACGGGTTTCCCAGCGAGCCGATCTTACAATCCAATCATTGTGCCATTCTAACACAGTGGCCTTTTCCAAAACCATATATCGTATGGCTTCCTGCCAGTCTACAGTAGACAGCGGAAGTAAGCTGATAGGTTGCATGTCTGCATTTAATAGTAAAGTGCTCATTTTGATTTCAATCTAAAGGGGATCGCTTTCGCGACAAAGTATTTAACCTTCAGGACTATTATATACTCACTTAATGCCGAAAAGCAAGAGATTTTTGCTACATACTTGACCTGCGTTACAATTTTCTATATACTGTAACTTTAATACAACAAAGGAACACTATGACACTAGTCCCAATGGTAATCGAAACTACATCCAAAGGCGAACGTGCTTTCGATATCTACAGCAGATTACTCAAAGAGCGTATCATTATGTTAAATGGTCCAGTTGAAGACCATATGGCTAATTTGATTGTTGCTCAAATGTTATTTTTGGAATCAGAAGATCCAAACAAAGACATTAACTTATTCATTAACTCGCCGGGCGGTGTGGTCACAGCAGGTTTGAGTATCTATGATACCATGCAGTTTATTAAATGTGATGTGGCTACCTATGTCATGGGTCAGGCCTGTTCAATGGGATCGTTTCTAGCCAATGCAGGTGCAAAGGGCAAACGTTTTATGCTGCCCAATGCTCGTCATATGATCCACCAACCATCGGGCGGTGCAAGAGGTATGGCATCTGACATTGAGATTTCATACAAAGAGATCATGCACATCAAGAAACGTCTAACAGAACTTTATGTCAAACATAATACCCAAGGTAAGACCTACGAAGAGTTCGAACGTGATATGGATAGAGATAAATTTATGAGCGCAGAAGAAGCCTTAGAATACGGGCTTATTGATAAAATTATTGAGAAAAGACCATGAACCAACAACCAACAGGAAAGTTAGACAAGGGCTGGGGCTTTGAATTAGTCTGGGCCAACAACGAAAAATACTGTGGAAAGATCCTAGTATTTGAGCGTGTGGGCGCAAAGACTAGCCTAGTGTTTCATAGAGATAAACGCAAGAGCTGGTTTGTCAACGAAGGAAAGATTCGTGTAACCTGGACTGATGTAGGCACAGGCGAATTGAAACAGGCTGAGCTAGAAGCAGGCAAGACCGCAGACTTTGCAGAAATGAGCCCCCATCAAGTGGAAGCTCTAGAACCCAACACTGTGATATTTGAAGTAGGAACTACAGATATTATTGAAGACCGTTTTAGACTTGCACCTGGTGATACGCAAACGAAGCCTTCAGAGCAGAAATAAGATCTTCAATCATTCCATCATCATGAAACGGAGTAGGTGCAAAACGTAACCGCTCCGTTCCCACATCTACTGTAGGATAGTTGATAGGCTGCACATAGATGTTGTATTCGTTTAACAGCATATCTGACACTGCCTTACACTTAACAGCATCGCCTACCAGCACAGGAACGATGTGTGTAGTAGAACATTCCATGACTCGAATACCGTTGGCATTTAATCTATGCTTGAGTTTTCTAGCACGTTCTTGATGCTTGTCTCGTATTTCATTATGATCTTTAAGATACTTAACTGCGGCTAGAGCACCAGCACAGGCCACAGGGCTCATTGATGTGGTGAAGATAAATCCAGCAGCTACTGAACGGATGGCATCAATAACATCTGCATCAGCAGCAATGTAACCGCCCTGGACGCCAAATGCTTTGCCCAGTGTTCCGTTAATGATATCGATTCTATTTTCTAAACCTAGTTCTTCAACTTTGCCGCCACCGTGTGTGCCGTAAAGTCCCACAGCATGAACTTCGTCGATGTAAGTTATAGCTTGATATTTGTCTGCTAGATCGCAGATCTGCTTGATAGGACTTACATCACCGTCCATAGAATACACTGACTCAAATACTATACACGGAGTATGTCCTGCTAATTTACTGTGAGCTAATTTGTTTTCTAGATCTTCTAGATCATTATGTTCGAATATCTGTTTGGCTGCTCGACTGTGTTGTATGCCTACGATCAAACTGTTATGGTTTTTACTGTCAGAAATAAACTGTATATTTGGCACGATCTTAGCAAGGCTGATCAGTGTCCATTCGTTGGCCACATATGCTGAACTAAACAGCAGGGCACGACTTTTGTTATGCAGTATGGCTAGTTCGTGTTCTAGAGCCACATGATAATGACTATGTCCGCCTATATTTCTAGTTCCGCCAGAACCCGACCCTGTTTGGTCTAGAGCTGTGTGCATGGCATCTAGCACTACTTTGTTCTGCCCCATACCTAGATAATCGTTTGAGCACCAATTAACTATAGTTTTAATGTTATAGGGCCCATACCATATAGCTTTGGGGAATTCACCACGCTCGCGAACAATGTCGTTGAATACACGATATTTGCCGGAATCTTTAAGGTCTTTGATTAATTGTTTGAAAGGTTCTTTGTTGATCATAGTAAACATATTTAACCGATAAATATTCAATCGGAGATTACAAATGGATATAGTTCAGTTAGACGTTCCTCTTTTTATTAGACTGCTAGAATTAGCTCGTGAAGATATCAAACAAGATGCAGACATACATGATCTTGCACAGAGAGTTATAGAACTCAGCAAGAACGGCCCGGTGGATATGGCACACTATGATGATATTGTCAGCTTCATGCAGAAACAAGGTAAGCCAGCAATCAAAGACGAAGATTTTTACAATGACGATATTCGCAGATTCCGTCAGATCGTAGACCTAGCAGACAAAGGCGATCCTACTGAATATTCAAACACTCCCAAAGAAGAATATGCTGCACCAGACGCAGTAACAACTCTAGCAGGTGGTGGGCCAAACAAACCTAAGCACGTTGATGATATACGAGGCAACAGTTTTAGAATCCACGGAGGAAATTAAAATGTCAGCTAACGGAATTTCAACTCTAGCAAATAAAAAACTAAGACAAGAAGCTAAACTAGCTCTAGCTGGACAAGACAGAGCAGATCAAAATCTTATTGAACCGGGCAGATATGCCGATACAACCGCAGACATTACACAACTACCTACAAAATATAAAGCAGATAATACTGTAGAAGATAATCCAAATGTAGGGGGTCTAATTCAGGGCCGCCCATGGGCATAATCAATGGGCATTCGAAATCCTAACTCAACAAACTACGTCCACAGTGACGAACCCAATCTCTACGACCTACACAAAGCATTAACCTATGATGCTGAAGGTAAGCCCAGTTTAAGAACACTAGATTCTCAAGCAGGCTACACTAGCAAGAACCGTATCAAAATATCAGATTATCAAACTGATTTCTTTAATACATTCCAATACGGTAAAGAAACAGATGTCTGGGATGAAAGCACTACCTTGGGAGGATCAGCTACTTGGAATACCAATACCAACTGGGTAGATATGGCAGTGGGCAGCACACAGGGATCTAAGGTAATTCGTCAAACTCGCAATGTGATGAGATATATCCCTGGACGCAGTTCTACGCTAACATATGCCGTAAGATTACAAACACCAGTAACAGGCATACGCAGGCGATTAGGCCTTTTTGATGAAAATAACGGATTTTACTTTGAAGATGCTGGAGTAATAGGTGCCGACGGGCTACCCGAGTATAACGTAGTGGTGCGCACCAGCACATCGGGCGTTCTGACTGAAACTCGGGTTCCTCGCAGTCAATGGAACGGTGATAAGTTAGACGGAAGTGGAATAGATTCAATAACTGCCGATCCAACAAAATCTCAAATGGTATCATTTGAATATGAATGGTATGGTGCTGGACAGATAATCATAGGTTGGGTCATTAACGGGTTCACCCATGTTATACATACCTTTAATCACGCTAACATAGCATCTCTGCCCTGGAGCTCGACACCTTTCTTGCCTATTAGATTAGAACTAGAGAATCTCACAGGTGTGGCAGGCACCCACTATCTATATCAAGGATCTAACAGCCTTATATCAGAAGGAACAGCAACTAAACTAGGTATCGCACAGAATATAACTGGTCCTATCACTGGTCGGACTATGGCAAGTGCTAATACATTTTATCCCATACTCAGCATCAGATTAAAAAGCACAGCCTTAAAAGGTATCGTTCTGCCTACATTCTTTCAAGCGGCCACTTTAGATAATACTTCAGTGTTTTATAAGTTAGTTCGCAACGCCACACTGACCGGCGCCAACTTTGTAGACATGCCCGATGCTAACTCATTCACACAATATGATATCTCAGCTACCAGTTACACAGGCGGAGTAGATATTGATTCGGGATTCGTTATTGGCGGTGGAGGCACAGGTATTAGACTAGATAAAGACACAGTCTATCAAATAGGTAGAGGCAGTCTGGGCACAGTCAGCGATATTCTTACACTGGCCATAGCATCGCCCAACGCTAACAAATCGGCACTGTCTGCAATGACTTGGATTGAACAGAGATGACATACAGAAAATATATTAACATAGTAGAAGCAGCCAACAAGGGCTGTCCTATTGCTACCTATGATATAGATGTTAACCTAAAGAATCGTCAGAAAGCCATAGACGAATATCACTATGGTCCTGCCAATCCAGACGAGCCAGAATCATATTGGAAGGATGCTGCCCGTCGTTGGGGCATCACAGAAAAAACAGCTAAAACTATGAAGTGCGGCAATTGTGCTGCCTTTGATGTTAGCGACAAGATGTGGGCATGTATAGAAGAAGGCATTAAAGGCGACAGCAAAGAAACAGATGCCATGGCTACTATACACCGAGCAGACTTAGGTTACTGTAACTTTTTACATTTTAAATGCGCTGGCAATCGTAGTTGCACAGCATGGGTCACTGGAGGAGCGATAGATGACAAAGACAGAACAGAATGAATTTTTATGTAATCATTGCAGACATCCTGCACACTGCGGACATAGCTGCCTAGACGAAACCTGCGATCACTGTTCAGAGTGCGCCTGTGTTCACTGTCAAGCCAAGCCACAAGAAGAAGAATAATGTTTCGTAGACATCAAGTAACACTGATGTCAAATCCTTCTTGCACAAAACCTGTAGAAGGTCTAGAAACACAGGACTTCAAATATTACGACAAAGACGGATTTGAACTTAATCTAGCAGAACAGAAGTTTTATTCTGCTATGGGTTATCCCATTAACTATCCTATACTAAATCATCGTTGTTGGCAGGAGCCTTGGTTCGAATTAGAAAAATCTGATCTCGGATTAATACTAGATCATTCTATGTTTTTATGTCGTTGCAATTACGATAGAGAAGCTGTCGATCAACTAAAAGAACTAAAAGAACTTATCCCTTCAGCAGATTATCTTTTAAGGACTAAACGTAAATGGGGTTTTGATTTTGCTTTAGATGCTGTCACTGAAGACGGCACCGTTTATGAAGTTCTGCACGTGGAATATGATCACTGCGACTATGAAACATTTAAGAATCGTATGATCTGTTTTGAATATACTGTTCGACATACTGATTGGCAAGATGCAGCTATCCGTATTTGGAACGCTAAAAACAAGTGGGATCATCTACAAGGGTTCGAACAAAATCATTGGAAAGCTGAATATTTGCTCGGATGGACAAAAGCTGAGTATACTGAAAAAGCCGTATAAATATACAGAGTTATTTAGGATCCTATAAATGAAAAAACTACTACTATTATTATTGGCAGTGCCCGCATTAGCACTGGCAGATAAAACACCACAAGGTGTTACTTATGATGCACAAATTTTAAGGGTGAACGACGGCGACACAGTAGTAATCAGTGCGCCGTTTCTTCCTAAACCGCTTAAGCCAGAACTTGCGATTAGAATCTACGGAGTCGATACTCCAGAAAAAGGATTCAGAGCCCAATGCCCTTCAGAAGATCAACGAGGACAAGCCGCCACAGCCTTTACCAAAAACGCTGTCGCTACAACCCAAAAGCATCAAGTTACGCTCTACGGATGGGATAAGTTCGGTGGTCGTGTATTGGGAGATATCATACTAAACGGTGTGAGTCTACGATCCGAATTAATACGTAATGGCTTTGCTCGTGAATATTACGGTGAGGCAAAACAAAGTTGGTGTAACTAATGAGACAAGAAAGTTATAAAATATTTGCGCAACTGTTAGAAGGTTATGTAGACGAAGCATCTACATCGCTGGATCTTATCTCCGGCAATCCTGGCGGAAAAGAAGTTATCGTCAAACTACACAAAGATATGCGATTAGCGCACGATCAAGATTATCGTCAGGTAGATAAAATTTCTTGGTCAGAACTAAAGGGTGCTTATCAAGGAGCATGGGTCATTATCAAAGGTGCTAACGGCACAGGGGCTATCAAAGCTCGAGGCGATACCTACGAAGCTGTGGCCAGCAGTGGCGGGGAAACTAGATCAGTTAAAGACAGCCGTGGTGGAAATATATTAGATTTCTTAAAAGGTGAGATTGGAAAACTACAGAAATTTTATGTAGGCAAAGGTTCTAAAGCTGTAGATGATAAAAAGAGGAACCGTTCAGATGCACAGGCAGGAACTACAGGTGAAGTTACAGTAGATACACTTACTAAAAAGTTTAAACCTTTGTGGGTTCGCGCTATCACAGCAGCTATCGCAGACATCAAAGGACACATTGCCAATCAGATCAAGAACGATGCGTTTGATAAAGCAGAAAAGAAACTTAGTCAGGTTAAAACTTTACAAAATGCTATAGACAGTTTAGAGGCAGGAGATTCGGATGTTCCAGGTAGTGTTTCTCAAGCTATCAACACAGCAGTATTGATGGCAGCTAGTCATCATTATCCAGAACAGACTGGTAACATTACCAGAGGTTACAGTAGAGGATTTAATGCAGAACGTTCAGAAGGCCCAAAGCAGTTATTAACAGATATATCCAATGGCGATCAAAAGAAACTGGGCACAGTTCTTGGATTCTTTAAAAGGACTTTGATATCAGGATGAAATTAAATCAAATCGTATTAGAAGCTAACATAGCAGCCAAACTCAAAGACCCCAAGATGATCAAGATGTTGACCATTGCTATGCGTCATGACGGCACATTGCCTAAAAATAAAGTAGCAGCACTGGGAACAAAGCCTGCAGACGATCAAGTCGTTAAGTTATGGAGTGAACTGTTAGACGACAGTCTTAGATCAACAGATTATGGGGACCTAAGTCAAGATGGTAAGTTTGACGATTGGCTCACTCGTCTTTATATCAACGGTGTTGTTGACTACGAAGATATCAACGGTGAAGGCGGAGATGCTCTAGGTGCTTGGAAAGCACTGAGCATCCGAGGTAAGCTCAAAGAGCCACATCAAGATTTCAACAAGTTCAAGAGTCTCAAACAGATACAGCGCATCATACAAGATAGAGAATACCGTAACGAGCTTGCTCGGATCAAAGATGCCGAAACTATCGAAAAACATAAGCGTGAAAAGAAAGAAACTACCTTAATCGATAACGAGCGTTTTTTAATTACATTGCCTTATAACTACGGAGCCTGTTATACATTTAATAATTCTGTTGGTTTCAATGCTAGTTTCTGCACAGGATCTAGTTCAGGCCTACGCTGGTTTGAAAGATATGCTCCGGAAGGTCCGATCATTTCGATCTTCGATAAAGAGAATCCAGACGATAAGAATGGTAAATGGCAGATGCATGCCCCTACTGGGCAAATGAATAATGGTGATCAAAGCGATAGTTATTCTAGAGGCGATAAAAAGTTTGCAGAGTTATTTCCAGGATTAATGAAAGAAATCATCAAAGCACTACAGAGTAAAGCCGAAGAAATCAAACAGAATTCGGAAAGCATTACAAGAGGTGGTTATGATGTTGCTAAAGCTATTGCTGATATTAAAGATAGGTTACCGGCTTCTTATGCATCTGAGGCACCTAAGAAAGATGAACCAGAAGAACCCGAACAAGATGCCAATGACGGCCCAGGAACTTATTTGGTAACACAAATAGCTTCAGGAAGAACAGCACGTATCGAAGGAGAAAATCGAGCTGATGTCCTTCGTAAGCTGACTACACGCTATCCCGATTCTAACGAGGCTGATTATAGAATCGAGAAGCAAAACTAACACACTACCTTAGGACGTTATCGTTACAAGTGTGTGCCCGGCTGCTGGGCAGGGGATTATGGGAGTCGTGCCCCGGAATGGTCCCCTAAGTGAGCTTTTACAATTTATATCATGCACATTGCTATATTTGTTCATCAACCAGCTTGCTCAGTTGATTCAGTTAATGGCATTATAAAATCTCTTTCTCCTCAACATTCCTTTAAATTATTTTCCAAAGATGAAGTAGAATCTACATTCTTTGATGATGTAGACTGTATCTGTATTCCCGGAGGCATCGGAGATGCAGATAGATTCGATACACTGATGAAATACAATGAAGAGCATGTTGTTCGATATGTAAAACAAGGAGGCCGCTATCTTGGCATATGCATGGGCGCATATTGGGCAGGACCTGATTACTTTGACCTACTTAATAATGTCAAAGTAGAACAGTATATTAGACGACCTAAAACAGATACCCATCGCCCACACCCAAAAGCCATGCCTGTGTTATGGAACGGCGAACAGCATAGGATGTATTTCTACGACGGTTGTGCATTTGAAGGCACAGGCTTTAAAACAATAGCAACTTATCCTAACATGGATCCTATGGCGATCATTCAAAACCGCATAGGATTAATAGGCTGTCACCCTGAAAGTAGTCAATACTGGTATAATAAAAAATACCTCGAACCGCATTGGCATCGAGGTATTCATTACAAACTTTTATTAGAGTTTGTTAACTCTTTCTAAACAAATACTTTTTGTGAAGATGCAATCTTGCCTGATTGTATTGAACAGCAGTAATAACCAATGCAGCTACCCAAGGTAGTATTGCGGCCACCCAAGGAACTAATCCTGCCCACCATGCAGCCATTAATGGTTCTTTCATAGCCATTAAGAATGCTACAGCAAATAACACAAATGATCCTAGAAATACTGTGTCCGGCCAACGTTGTAGTATCTTGCTGACCATGGTAGCACCAAACAATATGATTGGCACACTGATCAACAATCCAGCGGCGACTAAAATAAAACTACCATTGGCGGCTGCGGCAATGCCTAAGGCATTGTCTATGCCCATGACAGCATCAGCGACCACAATAGTTCCAATTGCACCCCAGAAGGTGTCCTTGGCTTCGATGTTGTGTTCGCCGTGATCAAATACCAGTTTCCAGCCAATCCATATCAGTGCTAGAGCACCTATGATCCTAAGTCCTGGGATCATTAATAGGTATGTTAGTGCCGCAACTGATACAAATCGTATAGCAATGGCTCCGAACGTTCCCCAGAAGATTGCCTTCTTGCGTAAGTGGTCTGGTAATTTGTTAGCCGCCATTCCGATAACAAGAGCGTTATCACCAGCTAATACAATGTCTATCAAAATGATAGCGAGAAATGCCCAAAGGGCTTGGAGTGTAAAGAGTTCCATAATTTTCCTTTAAAAAGTTATGGTCTCACCTCTTTGTCTATATACCGGACGCTGTTTCGCCGTGTTGACGATATATAGAACCCTAACTACAGGTTGGTTACTCCCCGAAAATATTTAGCCTACGATTCTCTCGTAGATTTCTTTCCAGTTCTTTACTCTAGGAATTTCCGGATGTTCAAAATCCATATTGTGTCCATGTTCCATAAGTAAACTTTTTAGACCTCGATCTTGACCAGCTACAGCATTGGTAATTTTATCTTCAATCCACCAATAGCCTTTGTCTTGATACTTGTCCAATACTTCGTCTTTATCAGCACCTGTTTCTAGTATGATAAATTTGGTAAATGCAGTTTCTCCAAACAACTTACGCAGATTCATTTTGCGTAGTTCCTGTGCATTCTCATCTGAACTCATAGATGTGATACAATGAAACACATAACCGTGTTCTTCGTGTAGCCGTTTAACATAGAACATGGCATCACGCAAGGGCGGTAAGAAACCCATATGTGCCGATTCATTAAACATCTTTATAAGTTTTTTGGCCTGCTCTTTTTCAATACCATAGCGTTTGCCAATATCGTATTTGAATTGGTGATCCTCGGTTTTTTGGAAACCATGTTGTTCCATCCAAACTGAGAAAGCGTATTCCCAATCTAGCAGAACTCCGTCTGCGTCTGTTAAAATGATTTTATTTTTCATACAGCTATTATACACTCAGTTAATTAATTTGTCAAGTCCTCTACAAGACCCATAAATACTGCATCACAGCAAAGGAGATATCGTGAAAAAACGCAATTACACACAAGACACAGTCCGCAAGTTACAAGGCTCATTACAAATTGAGCACACTTTAGCCAAACGTGGTGCTACCAAACTACGTGAACTTCTAGCTACAGAACCATACGTTAATACGCTAGGCGCATACAGTGGACAACAAGCAGTCCAACATGCCAAAGCAGGACTCAAAGCAATTTACCTATCGGGTTGGCAAGTGGCCGCAGCCGCTAACACCGCAGGTCAAACATATCCTGATCAAAGTTTATATCCAGTAAACTCTGTTCCTACAATCGTTAAACAGATCAACAATGCTTTCCGTCGTGCTGATCAAATCGAATACTCAGAAGGTAATGTAACTACAGATTACTTCCTACCAATCGTTGCTGATGCTGAAGCAGGCTTTGGTGGTGCGTTAAACGCATACGAATTGATGATGGCCATGATCGAAGCAGGTGCAGCCGCAGTTCACTTTGAGGATCAATTATCAAGTGAAAAGAAATGCGGTCACTTGGGCGGTAAGGTTCTAATTCCTACTAGCCAAGCGATTCGTAACCTACAGGCTGCGAGATTGGCCGCAGATGTAGCAGGTGTTGATACAGTTATTCTAGCAAGAACAGATGCAGAATCAGCAACGTTGATTACCAGCAACCATGACCCGTTAGACAAG